ATTCAAATTAATGTCTGAGAAATGAGTGACACCTGCGATGATTGCCAAACAAGCCACACCTGCCGCTATTGCTGTCCTGCGACAAGCGAGCGCACTTCGTCCGAAGCGCAAGAAAGCTAGCGACGGACTCTTGCCTAGCAAGGCACATATATCTGCTAGCCCTAACAGCGATCACAATACTGGATACGCAGTGGATTTAACTCACGATCCTAAGAACGACATTGATTGTGTAGAGATATTTCAAAACCTAAAAGAAGATAAGCGTGTTAAGTATCTTATTTTTAAGGGAAAGATTTGGTCTAGGGATCGAGCCAAAGAAGGAGACCGTAAGTACACCGGCTCCAACCAGCACAATTCACACTTACATATCTCTATCAATGACGGTATGGGCAAGGATACTAGCCCTTGGTTCTGGTGGATGAATCAACCAAAGATTATTAACCAGATAAAAGCAAAAGCAATTCCGGCAGCAATTAAAAAATTACCCAAAGAAGAAGTTTGTACCTGTTGCAAATTGCACGGTACAAAGTCCTAACTCAAGGAGGATAGATGAATACAGAAAAAATGAAAGCAATAGCTGCCACGTACTTACGTGCTGGTATTGCTGCAGTAATAGCCCTATGGCTTGCTGGTGTGACAGACCCAAAGGCTCTAGCAACAGCAGGTCTCGCTGCTATCGCAGGTCCACTACTAAAAGCATTAGATCCAAATGCCACAGAGTTTGGTCGTGGGTCTAAGTAACCCATAGCAACGCGAGGCAAAGGCCCTCCACCCTTACGGGTGGGGGGTTCTTTTTTTATGCCGTTTTATTCTGCGTCTACTGGGCAAGGAACTGTTACTAGATTCCCACAAGACACACAGACAGCATCTAAGAAATACCAAACTAATTCGTGGTCTTCAAAGGCACACATAACGCTAAAGACTTGGGAGCCACAAGGACAGACGTGTACTGGGCCTAGCTCCCGAAGGTCGCTACCAAATATCGGTGGTAAGGTGTCTTTATTTCTTGACAGGGTTGGTAGACGGAGCCAGCGCAGTAGCCCTGTAGTACCCCTATCGCGCCCCTCAAGGGGGCGCTCACCCTGTTTAATTCGCCTCACGGCTCATATTGTAGCGATCCAGTAGCGTGTCTCTGGTAAGACACGCCGATACTCTAGTATGATTCTTTTATGACTACGATCTCAGCTATCCAGACGGACTATTACGCCGTGCTCTGCGCTGACTCGCAGATCACAGAGGACAACCTAATAAGTACTTCATCTAGTACACCCAAGATCGTTGAGGTGGGGAAGTTTCTAATAGGCATCTCGGGCGATATACGCCCAGGCGATATACTAACCTACAATTGGAAACCACCGGCATATCGCGGTGAGAATCCAGTAACTTATATGGGCGCCAAGGTGATACCTAGTATCATCTCAGCGTTTAATGACAACAACTACGAGTGGAATAAGGTGGATAAAGATGGTGGCTTTGATTATCTCTTTGCTTTTAACGGCAGTATCTTTCGTGTTGCTTGTGATCTCTCTTTTTTCCAAACAGATCACGGAACTTATGGTATTGGTAGTGGTGGGCAGCTTGCTCTTGGCTACTTGTATTCAATCCGCAAACCTATTATGGACTTAGATTACCTCAAGCGACACGCCCGACGTGCTGTTGAGATAGCTTCGGTTCTTGACTCCAATACTGGTAAGCCTTTACAGTTGGTGGTACAAGAAAAGCTATAGGAGGTAGCGATGGAAAAGACAATTGAAATACAGTTTGCAGAGTTACGCGAATCAATTGCTCAAGATATTGAAGCGTATACTTGTATTGATGGATGCCACGAGTGCGACTATTGTAAGGGTTTATTCCAAGCAGCAAATGTAGTAAGGGGTAAACCAGTTGAGCGAATTTACTGATCCAAAAGAACTACTACTAACAGCACTGCGTGCTTCTGATGCCAAGAAGTCTCGTTCAACACAGGTAGAGATAGGACCATCAGAGGTTGGTGGTTGCCGTCGTAGGGTCTGGTACCGATTGAATGAACAACCAGAAACAAATGATAACCAATTAAAACTCGCAGCCATTATGGGTACTGCGATACATACTGAAATCGAGAAGGCACTTGCCGGTAACGACAAGTTAATGATCGAAGCTGAAGTTGAATACGATGGGATGAAAGCCCACATAGATTTATATGTACCAAGCACTGGCGATGTGATTGACTGGAAGACTTCTAAATTGAAGAACTTGGGTTACTTCCCGTCAACACAGCAACGCTGGCAGGTACAGCTATATGGATACCTCCTATCCAAAAACGGTTACGTAGTCAACCGAGTGTCGCTAGTAGCTATTGCTAGGGACGGCGATGAAAGAGACGTCAAGGTTCATACAGAACCATACGACGAATCTATTGCGCTAACTGCACTCGGTTGGCTCGCAACTGTTAAGGAGTCAAAGGAAATCCCAGCACCGGAAAAGGATGCTAGTTACTGTCAGCATTACTGCCAGTTCTATGACGCATCGGGTGAGATGGGATGCGATGGTCTAAAAAAAGAACGTACCGCAGTTAGTGATGTAATCATTGATGATGCGGAAGTAGACAAGAACGCACTGCTGTACTTACAGTTAGGGCAAGCAATAAAGGATATGGAGAAGCAACAAGATTCTCTGAAAGAATCCTTCGTAGGTTTACTAGGTACTACGCAAAGTGGTATCGAAGTAAGTTGGTCAACTATTAAAGGTCGTGAGACCGTTGATAGTAGCGAGGTAGAAAAACTATTAGGGTTCATCCCTAAGAAGGTAAGCGCTGAGAGTCAGCGCCTATCTGTTAAGCAAGTTGGAGGTAACTAAATGGCTACAGAAGGAACCAAGTTCCAAGTCAACTACAAGTTGGCTGATGGAACACTTATCAATCTTTACGCAGCAGATGTGCGTGAACTAGAAGCAGGACTTGCAGATATTGCAATGAATGCACTGAACATTATTACTACTGGTAGAGAACTATCACAAGGATCAGTAGCACGAGCTGCTGTTTCACCTGCAGTATCTGCTATCGCAACACAGTTCAAGGAGACTCCAGTAGCACCGGTGGCTGCGCCACCAGCAGCTGGTAATTCCTGTCAGCACGGCCCTATGGTGTTTAAGAGTGGGGTATCTACTAAGGGGCCTTGGTCGGGTTGGATGTGTTCAACACCAAAGGGTGCTCCAGATAAGTGCGACACTATCTGGGTTAGATAGCCAGTGCGGGGGCCAAAAGATTATGAAGCTCCCAGTTGTGCTCAGATAGGTGGTGACTTCTGGTTTCCAGATATAAAGGAAGTAGGAAGTTTTGCGGATGTGGCATTTGCAAAGTCTGTTTGTAAGAAGTGTCCACATAAAAGCGAGTGCGCCGAATGGGGCATCGCTAATGAAGTTCACGGTATTTGGGGTGGGCTAACCAATAAAGATCGAATCTTAATTGCTCGTCTTAAAGAAATGGAAAGGAAAAACATTGCTTGATCTTTCCCGTGCTTGGGGTGGCGTGCTTACTAGAGCAACACCACTACCTGATGTATGGGCTGGCTTAACTGCCAAGGAGATTAAGTTTCGGCGTGGGCAAGTATGTATGATTGCAGCAGCACCTAATGCTGGTAAGTCAATGTTCGCATTGGTTTACGCAATCAAAGCAGGCGTGCCTACGCTGTTCTTTTCAGCAGATACCGACACGACAACCGTGATGATGAGGGCTGCCGCCCACGTCAGCGGTCACTCACAGATCTCTGTAGAAAATAACTTAGCAAACGATAGTCACTACTACGATTCTCGCTTTGAGAAGTTAGGCCACATCAAGTGGGTCTTTGATTCATCACCATCTATTGATGATCTTGAGTTAGAGATACGGGCATACGTTGAACTATATGGGCAGGCTCCGGAGCTGATCGTAATAGATAACCTAATGAACGTAACAGCAGAGACTGACAATGAATGGGCAGGACTACGTGCGATTATGATGGAGTTGCACGATATGGCACGCAAGACAGAAGCGTGCGTACTAGTACTGCACCACGTATCGGAACAGAGCGAGTATGGAAGCCCAATCAATCCGCCACATCGTCGGGCTATTCACGGCAAGGTGAGCCAACTACCGGCGTTGATCTTGACCTTGGGTTATGACCCAAGCCAGGGAACACTGAAGGTGGCTGCCGTGAAGAATCGCTTTGGGCCACACACAGCTGATGCTTCTAATTACGCACAGCTTCTAGTAAACTATGCAGCGTGTCAGATTAGTGATGAAGACCAATTTGGCAGGATGCTTAGACGAGACACAATGGCTGGATACCAAGGGAGTTACAATGTCTGATGTAATGGAATGGCGTAGTAAGAGTGAGTACGAGCAACTACTAAAGCGAGTTGATATATTGCAAGCAGACTTGGCTAACTTCGTTGGTGCAATCTTGCAGGCAGGAATCGTTGAGTTAGTTAAAGATGAAGAAGGTAATCTAATTTACAAGATCAATAAGGTTGCACTGGTAGATGAGTCAGTACAGCAAGGTTAAGGGTTCCAAGTTTGAGACAGATGTTATGAAGTGGCTACGCGATAAAGGCGTAAACGCGGAAAAATTGTCTAAGGCTGGGGCAAAAGATGAGGGTGATATTGTCGCTGTAATAGCGGGAGAAACATTCATCCTTGAACTAAAGAATAGGGCAGCGCTAGCACTGCCTGAGTTCTGGCGGGAAGCTGAAGTTGAGGCGCTTAATTACGCTAAGGCTCGCGGTAAAGGGGAAGTACCGCTGCACTATGTGATAGTTAAGCGCCGCAACTCAGGCATAGAGAACGCTTGGGTAATCCAAGACTTGAAGCAGTGGTTGGAGGAAAAGAAGTGATTGATAGACCACCTGAGTATGGAATGACTTGTCATTGCGGTATGAGAATTACTGGTACTAATGAGAAAGGTCTTGTTAGTTTGATAAAGAAACATATTGAAACAGGTGAATACCACCTTGCATATTTATCTTTACCAGGCAATAGTTCTTCAACAAAATCTGAAAGCGAAATTGTAATAGACAAAATAATACTATCTAGGGAGAAGAAATGACACCAGTACCACAAGGGAATATAACAACGACAGAGATCCTAGTACCAGAAGTTGTACAAGATCCTGTACAAGTATTAGATGAGGCCATAGCTGCTGCTGACGCAGAAGAAGCAACAGAAGAAGATGACTTTGATCCGGAGCAGGTATGACTACCAAGATAGGTTTACCTATCAATCGCCAAAGACTTAAAGGTCTAGGCGTTGAGCACGCTAAGAACACCTCATTTGATGAGGGTTACAACGCTGGCTTTGATGCTGGAGTTGCCTACCAAAAGGGTCAAGTTGAACTACAGAAAAGCAAGGAGGCTAGCGATGATGTGCCAGAACTGCATTGAAGGTGGTGCTGAGAACAAACTAGGACACCTGAAGCGTGCGGCTCATAAGCACGAGAAGTGCGATATGAAGGGGTGCGTATGCCAACACCGGACTGGTCCAGGGTACGTAAAGCGAGCAGATTCAAAGGTTCCGTTGATGCAAATACAATCCCCATAGGGGCAATAGTTGCCAGCTTTGGTGGTGAAGTAAGAGAAGGTAAGTCAGTATCGGTTAGGTGCTGCTTACATAATGACAGTCGCAGGTCAGCTGTGATAAATACCTATGACAATTTATATTTCTGTCACACCTGCGGTAAGGGTGGCAACGCAGTAAACTTAGTTTGCATCCTAGAGAACTTGGAGTTCAACGATGGCCTCAAACGTGCAATCGAAATTGCTGCTGGAAGCGGCGCAGCGATACGCTCAGGCAATAAGTCCAGAGGCACTGGCCGTACTAGACGCACGTGGAATCTGTGAGGTTACAGCAGCCAAGTTCCAACTTGGCACCATCACCGATCCGATCAATGGTCACGAGATGTATGAGGGTTGGATCTCCATTCCTTATATTACTGCTAGTGGTTCTTGTGTTGGGTTTAAGTTCCGCAGATTAGATGAAGGCAAACCTAAGTATGGTAGTCCTACCGGACAGAAGGCTCATCTCTATAACGTATCTGATGTGACTGTTATGAAGCCTTACATAGTTGTATGTGAAGGTGAACTTGATACCATCATAGTATCAGGCGAGTTAGATATACCAGCAGTTGGTGTGCCAGGGGTAGCTGCTTGGAAGCCACACTTCCCCAAACTATTCGGTGGCTATGAAACTGTGTATGTTGTTGGTGATAATGATGTTAAAGAAGATGGATCCAACCCTGGAGCTGAGTTTAGTAAGCGCGTGGCTAATGAGGTAATGAACTCTACAATCGTTACACTTCCACCTAATATGGACATTAACGATTACTATTTAGCACACGGCGCAAGCGCTACTCGCAAACTATTGATAGGAGAGTCCAGTGAATGACGGATCAGGATTGGGAAAGATTGCTACAGACTATGCTTACTATGGGCTTTCAGATCCTGCACTCGGACAGAGTGAACGAGACCATAACAGTAAGGCCAATACCGACGCGTTCATAGCAGCGATGTGGGATGTGCTAGATGGTGCCGGTAACTTGTTGCTAAAGAAGCATAGGGATTACGGCCCATCTAACATAGCTGGCGCACCAGGTGGGCCACTGAACGGTTTACGTGTACGTATGTGGGATAAGACAGCACGCATTAACCATCTGATTGATAGCGGTGCAACCCCTGAGAACGAATCGCTACGCGATAGCTTCATTGATCTATTAAACTACAGTGCTATTGCTCTACTAGTACTCGACGGTAAGTGGCCTGAGTGACTAATCAAAAAATAATTAACAATATTACTAATAGTAATTACAGCGACGAGTGGTATACAGATCAAGCAACTGTTGATAAGTGCCTTGAACTTTTGTCAGCTAAATCTGGTTCAACAGTTATGTGTCCTTTTGATTCAGAAGATAGTTTGTTTGTCAAAACTTTATTAGGCAAAGGGTATCGAGTTATACATAGCATTACTGATTATTTAACAAATGATTACGAATACGATTATTTAGTAACTAACCCTCCTTTTAGTATTAAAGATTTTGTTATTGAAAAAGTGTTTCAGTTAGGTAAACGTGCTGTTTTAATTTTGCCATTAGATTCTTTAGGTGGCGTCAAACGTCATTCTTTATATCAGGAATATGAGTACCCTCATATTTATATTCCAACTAGGCGTGTAAGTTATTACGATCAGAGTTGGAAGAAAAGAAAAGGCTCTAATTTTCATAGTATCATTATGACTTTTAATCACAGTGAAAAACCAAAAGTTTTGTGGGAAAATCAGTGACCGGTATTGATCCAGTTATCTATGATATAGCACCTGGCGTTACTCGTGCTATTCACGGCAGGTATAAGGCTTACGTTGAACGTGAGGATATACTTCAAGAGTGTCTGTCGTGGGCGCTGTCACGCCATAAGTGGATCACTGAGCAGTTACTAGAGGCAACCGATGCCGACAAGCGTAAGCACGCTGAGGCACGCATAGCGTGGCAGATGAGGCGTGCAGCTGAGCGCTACTCCAGACGCGAGAAGGCTTCCAAGTCTGGCTACCAGATAACTGATGAGGCTTACTACCAAGGCTATACGCTTGGTCAGTTGCTTCCATTTGTTATCGCATCCGTCGTTGATAACACAGTACTAGAACAGATACAAGATATGATCCAAGATGGCTTGCCACGTGGCTCATCTAGTCCATCTGAAGGTGGCAACCTGCTTGCTAACCTAATAGATATTAAGGTTGGCTACAATAAACTTGAGGTTGAGGATCAGATCTTATTGCGTATCAGATACCTAGATAGCTTTACCTTACAGCAGATAGCCAACCACTATGAGTGCTCAGTATCTACTGCTGATCGCAGGATTGATAACGCTATGCGCCGGCTACAAAATCTTTTGGGCGGGGTGAGTCCTTTCCAATGAAAGAGATAGAGTTATTTGATTACCTTAAAGCCAACCTATACCCAGACTTAGAGAAGTCTATTGGTATCTATGATGCT